ATGAGCCGCCCGATGCATGGGGGCTGGCACAACTGCTGACACCGAACCGAGCGCCCAAGGCCAAGCGTGAGTTCGTGCGTAAGACCATGACGCAGATTACGCAGTTCAAATGGATCGCCAAGGTCGATGCCAATGACTATGTGTATGACATGCTACAACCAGCTGTACGTTTCCGCCGCGACGATTGCATGGAGTTGCCTGAAACGTCATACAAGACGATCAAGATACCACCGTCGAAGCAGCTACGAGAAACCTATGACAACATGATTAAGAAGCTGCGGTTGGCCTTCCAAGAAGGACAGGTGACTGCCGCGAATGAGGGCGTGCTTTTCAGTAAGCTGTTGCAAATCTCATCGGGCTGGGTCTACACACAAACTAAGGGCGTCGTAGCTCTCGACAACAAGGCACGTATACAAGAGCTGTTGGACATCTACGAACAGTCGGCTGGCAAAGTTATATGTTTTACTAATTTTAAGCACTCTACCGTTGAATTGTACAACCGTGTCAGAAAGAAGATTCCGTGTGCAGTGGTTCACGGGGGAGTAGCTAAGAAATTTCGTGACGAGATATTCGGATCGTTTCAGAACAGCAGTGAGAAGTCGATGATTATTGCTCACCCACAATGCATGGCTCATGGCCTAACATTGACTTCTGCGAACACTATAGTTTGGTTCACGCCTACCACATCACTCGAAATTTATGAGCAAGCAAACGCTCGCATCACTCGGCCCGGCCAAACTAAACAGTCATTGATAGCTCATTTGACTGGCACCCCCATTGAAGGTAAAATTTATACCCGGTTGAGACAGAAAGCATCAGTACAGGGTGCGCTACTCGACATGTTCAACGACAACTAATGCAAGGCGATATAATGAATACAAATAGATGGTTGGATCGGTGGCGTTTGCGCCGCATAATTGCCCTCCTCGCGATACCACTTAGCAAAGGCGCTAAGCCCGGAGTCCACGACTTCGCGAAGACGATGGAAGCCACTGAGATAATGACTCGTGGCACTTCAGATTCTGAACAAATTTCAATGGTCACTACGCGTGGAAATCTCACGCAGTTCATTAGCTATATGACATCACTCCACGACAGCAAACTAAGTAAGTTTGCAACGGCGCGTGTCGGCCTCGCTACAATTATGGAGAGTGACGAAAGCGCAATAGGTGGCAAGAAAGAAGAAGTCATGCGAGAGGAATGGGCTAAGGCTCAAGCCGGGCAGAAGATGCGTGTGGTCGATCACAAAGGCCGCAATATGAAGATTGTACGGTGAGCGACAAAGAGAGAGTCGCACAGTACGTACAGCTTCGCGACTATAAAAAAGCTGCCGATGCCGCTTTCAAAGAAAGCATGACGCGTGTTAACTCCGCGATTGCAAAACTTGAAGGTGAGTTCCTAGCCCAACTTATTGAGCAGGACGTTAAATCAATCAATACCGACGCAGGTACTTTCTACAAGCGAACACGCAGCAGCTGTTCCGTGAAAGATCGCGACGAGTTCTTCCGTTGGGTAATTGAAAATCGAGAGCTTGAGTGTATGGACATACGTGCCAACACCAAACTCGTCAAAGAGCAGATGGAAAAAGGCGTCGAAGTACCGGGCGTCAAATATTCTGAAATCGTACAGGTTGGCATACGCAGAGGTGAAGACAGTGAATGATATTGTAGCAGCACAGGCACAACTCCCAGCGCATCTTCAAGGTGTAGTTGGGCAAGAAGTATTCGATGAATGGGCTGGCGGTGTTCAGTCAGGATTCCCTGTAATTTCATATCGCGGCAAAGTGTGGAGAGTGCGCAAAAGCGGCGACGAAGAAATGCATGTTGATAACGAAGGTAACGCGCTACCGACGATTGAAGTAGTGCTGCTTAAGTCGAACGAGCGTCCGTCGAAAACTTGTTATGACTCCGGTTACACCGAAGGCGATCAAGCGAAACCTGCTTGTTGGTCGTCCGATGGAATTCGACCAGACTCTGGTGTGCCTGTTAAGAAGTCGCCGCTGTGCGCCCCATGCCCGATGAATGTCTGGGGTTCCAAAACGACAGAGCAAGGCAAACCGTCTCGGCAATGTCAGGACGTTCGCCGTTGCGCTGTTGCATTTGTATATCAGCTTGAGGAAGTCGCCGCCGGCACTCGCAAGATAGAGGATGTTGATATTCTCTTACTGCGTGTGCCCCCTGCATCCCTCAACCCCTTAAAAGATTATGCCGAGACTGTGCTGAAGCCGAAGGGAATTCCACCCTACGTGCTTTCGACAAAGATCGGGTTCGATGCAGATGTTGCATACCCCCGGTTCACATTCAAAGGCGCTCGATTCCTAAACGAACAGGAATTTGAAGCGGCCTCGGCCCTACGTTCTGGTGACGAAGCGAAGCGCGTTCTCAATGAGTCGCAAGAGCATGTCGAGGAGGGAACCACCGAAGGTGCCGGTCAGGTAGCAGGGGCTGCGCAGCCCCAGCAGACGCCTCCACCTTCGGCTCCCGCCCCGGCATCTAAAGCGAAGCCCGTTCCCGTTACCGAAGATGAACCTCCGCGTGCTGCGGATATTGAAGCTGCCGCTGCGCAAGCAGAAGAAGTAGATGATATTGCAGCTGCGCCGCCGCCGTCCTCACCGCCTGCTGCTGATTCCAGTAAGGCACCGGCACCAGCTGCCCCCGCGACCCAACCCGCACCGGCAGCTGACTTTGAGGACATGCTCGACTCGATTTTGGGTTGAGCTTCTTGATCGGGGGGTAGGACATTCTACCCCTTGGTCTTTTTATTTCTGAGCGGCGGCGATGAAACTACGAGATTTTTTAGCGGCAGTCATGCCACAAACAGGTGTTAGAGTAATCGCTCGCACCCGTATCGGAACCAATAAACGAAACAAACCCTTTACCTATTTCCAACACCTGCCATGTAACTCACATGAACAGGCGCAGCAGGCGGTCACACAATTAGTCAAGGCGACTGATGCAGATGTGTACTACGCCCTCGCAACATTCAACCAAGCATTTCATACCAATAAGAAAGGCAAAAAAGTTATTCGCGTTCGCGAGAACGTGTGCAAGTTGAAAGCCCTGTGGTTAGACATAGACTTCAAACATGGGTTGTCTGACCATACGCAAGTAGTCGCCGCTCTGCGTGAGTTTTCAAACCGTTCGGGGATGCCCATGCCGTCTATCCTCGTTCATTCTGGTAATGGCTTGCACGCTTACTGGCCTTTCGAGGAGGAGATAGATGGCATACGTTGGCAAAGGCTTGCAGATCGACTTAAAGGGCAATGTCAGAAATTCGGAATCGCAGCGGATCACGCCTGCACCGCAGACGCCTGTCGCGTGCTACGCCCCGTTGGAACCATTAACCATAAAGACCCTGACAATCTCAAGATTGTTAAGGCTGTTGCTTCCAACAGATTGTTCGACGTTGCCGTACTTGAAGCCGCCCTTTTCGGAGGCAGCGATACGGATGGCCTCGGTGCTACCCCTGATTGGGTCAGAACTGTGGTCGGAGGAGATACTCAAGAGCTTCAAGGACACGTTGGTGCTAGGCGCGATGTCGAATCGTATTTCAGTGAAATCACAACCGGCTGTGGTGTCCTTAAGCACGCCCATGAATCCAAAGGTGTGGATTGCTCCGAACCCGAGTGGGTTGCAGTGTTACAAATACTCCGCTTTTGCAAAGATGGAGAACTGTTCATACACGAAGTTTCTTCCGGGCACGTGGGCTACGACCCCGAAGACACCAAAGAAAAATACCAGCAACGACTTGATAACGATGCGGGGCCAACTCTCTGCTCTAATTTCGCAGGATACAGACCAGAAATCTGTAGCAAGTGCCCTCACTACAACAAAATCAAAACGCCCCTCTCGCTCGGCGAAGAAAAACCTGCGACTGCCTCAGGCAAGGAGTTTCCCCTAAAGACATGGCGACCAATCGCCGGGCACATGGGGATGGAGCGTAAGATGTTCGACCCCGCCAGCAACCAATACTATTGGGAGAAAAAGCTGTCACGAAGCTGGGAGTTAAAGGCGGCGGCTCGAGCCATTTCAGACGCGCATTACTCCTACACAGTTGTATCAAGGCTAGGGTCAGGAAGGCCCATCGAAATTGACTTACCGGGATTCATGCTTGGCTCGCCACCTGATTTGAAAAAGACGTTGGCAGAAGCGGGCGCTCCACTGGTACAGTCGGAACTCAACGAATGGATGAGCTTAATGAGTACTTGGCTACAAGAGTTACAGAAGTCACGGAAGGTCGGCGATGCTGTTGACCGGATGGGCTGGATCGAAGCGATGGAGGACAAACATATTGACCGGCTGGGATTCACGGCGGGTACCTCGTCCTTCCTGCGCGATGGCAGTCAGAAGACCGGACTGCGCATCAGTGCCGAGTACCAAGAGATAGCCAAGCACTACACACCTGTTGGAGAACTCAGTAACTGGCGACGAGCAGCTGATTTTATTACTGAGCAGGACAACCCCGCTTTCACCGCTGTGTTAGCAAGTGCATTCGCTGCACCTATTTTCGGATTTACCAACATGCCCGGCGCAATGCTGACTGTCGTCAGTACGCACTCGGGTGTCGGCAAAACCTCAGCCATGAAAGTCGCGCAAGCGGTCTGGGGATCACCAACGAACGGAATGAACTCAACGACTGATACTCACCTTTCGGTAATCAGGAAGGTGGCCTTTTTGAAGAATTTGCCAATCTATTGGGATGAAATTCGTGGACAAAAATCACTTGAGAACTTCTACCATACAGCCTTCGACGTCGCACAAGGTAAGGAGCGAACTCGTCTCGACAGCGGGGCTAAAATGCGAACCATTAACACATGGAAAACGATGGTCGTGGGGGCAAGTAACGAAAGCCTCTTTGACTACATGGCACAGCAAGGTGGTGCCTCCAACGCAGCCACGGCACGTACCTTTGAAATCGTAGTCGATCCGTTTGACGACCCAACCAGAGCAAGCAGGAATGCCATGTTTGGCGTGCTTGACACCAACTATGGTGTAGCTGGACAGAAGTTCGCTGAGTACCTCGCCGAAAATGACAACAAGGTTCAGAAGACTACGGCACAGCTGTATGAAAGGCTGTACTCGGATTGGAAGCTCAACGAAGGCGAAAGATTCTGGGCTGCTATCTGTGCCACGCTCTTACTCGGTGCTGCACTTGCTAACGCCTGTGGGTTAACCAAGATCAACGAAAAGACCCTAAGCGTGTTTTTGCGTGAT